CTGGTCTAGGCTTGTATGGTGGTGGGTTTGCTGCGCTGCCTACCCTTCCTGAACTTGGCATAGCTGCTATGGCTGCTCCGACTCTTGCAGGCAAAGCATCTAGGGTTTATCTCCAGCCACAAGCAACGGCTAAGGCCATGAGAGAAGCCACATTCAATCCGTACGCGGCTGTGCCCATGTTCAATCCTGAGAAGGAACAGAAATGAAAGACTATGCAGCAGGTTCTATGGCTGAAAAGCGTGCAGCTGACAAAGAGGCTATGCGCGGTGGTCAGAACGAGGTGGAGGGAAGCCGTCAGGCTCAGGAAGCCCAGCGCATGATGGAGCGTATGGACAAGAAGGCCCAGGGCCGTCCCGCTCGCAAGATGCGGAGGTAATCATGCCGCTGAAGAAAGGTTCTAGCCAAAAGACCATTTCCACCAATATCGGCGAGATGGTTCGCAAGTTTAAGGACACCGGCAAGATCGGCACCAGCAAGCCCAGCAGCACCCGCAAGGCTGTCAAGCAAGCTGCTGCCATTGCCTATGGCTCTGCTAGGAAGAGCAAGCGGTGAGCAGGAAGAAAGACCGTGGCATCAACCCGGAACTGGAGAAGCACATCAACCAGCTTCTCCTAGCCGTGATGTCAGACCCGACTGCTTCCATCACCGAAAAGATGAAGGTGGTTGACCGTGCTCTGAAACTGGAAGCCCTCAAGCAGAAGGCTGACATGGACGAGTGGGGCAGCGGCTTTGCAAGTGGTGACGATGAGGAGTAGAGGTGATACCATGATTATTCCCTTTCTAACCAGGAACAATCATGGACGCCATCAAAGTCTTAAATCTGGCACTAAAAGTTCTCTCAGAGCGATTGCTTACCTTGCTAGCTCTCCTTACTTCCTTCGCCCTAGGGTGCTGGACGATGTGGGGGCCGGAGTGGGAGCGGGTGGTCACTCTAGCGATATTCGTGCTTTTCGCGTATCTTCTGGTTTACTCTAAGGAAAGGACTCGCCATGAAAATCATTCCGATGGTTAAGTCTGTGGTGACTGTCAGCAGTGTGAGCACTAACTACATGGGTGGTAAGCCCATGAATGCACCTGGTGACTTCAAGCCTGGAACTTGCACGCAGGGTTTCACGCCTGTGTGGAACTTCTCTGGCAAGCCTAACGACTACTTCAACCGCAAGCAGTCGCCCACGTCTGGTGGCGGCAAGAAGGTGTACTAATCATGGGCATCATGGCCTTCACCCCGATGGGGAACACGGTGAGCTTCACAGCTGCCGTGTCTGCTCCCACGCCTGTGCGTGCCCTGTCCACAACGGTTGGAGGCACCCAGTACCGCATTCACAACACGGGTAACGTAGTGGTGTTTCTAGGCTTTGGAGAAACCGCAAATGCGGCCTCTAGCCTAGCCAATGCTGCTGTGAATGGCTCGACCATCAGTCTGGTGCCCAGCTCCGTAGAGGTGTTTACGTTTAACGCAAACGTGTACTTCACTGGAGCTACTACATCAGGCTCTGGAGTTGTGTACATCACTCCTGGCGACGGAAGCTAATCATGGTATTCCGTGTTGCCAGCAGCGTAACAACAACTGGTGGCGGGGCTTTTCCTGGCTATTACGGATCGTTCTTTAGCTCGCTAGACCAGACGGACGGCACCACTCCACACTTGATGTATGCGGAGAACACTGCAGACGCAGCCGGTGTGTCCATGCAGACTGGTGTTGAGGGCACCAAGAGTCAGATGACTTTTGCCAATGCCGGGACGTACAACATCCAGTTCTCTGCCCAGCTGCACAACAAGGGTGGTGGTGGCTCTGGACAGACGGTCAACATCTGGTTCAAGCTGAACGGCAGCAACATTGCAAATTCAGATACCAAAGTCGTTGCTCCTTCCAACGCCCCATATGTAGTGGCAGCTTGGAACTTCATCGTGTCGGTTGCTGCAGGCGACTACGTTGAGATTGCATGGTTCACGGACAACGTGAACATCATTCTTGAGAACGAGCCTTCTACTGCAGTCTCACCTGCAATCCCCTCCGTCATCATGACGGCTGTGCAAATTCGTTAATCATGGCTGAAGAATCCGTGGAAACCCGTTTGTCGGTTCATGAGGCAATCTGCGCTCAACGCTATCAAGGCATTGAGAACAGGTTGGAGGATGGCAGTAAGCGCATGAGTCGCATCGAATACCTGCTGTACATCACCATTGCGGCTGTGCTTCTCGGCCCAGGTGTTGCAGCCATGTTCGTCAAGAAGCTCATAGGTATGTAGCATGGCATGGTCAGACGTACTCAAGGCAGTCATCCCTATCGTGGTGGCTGCACTTGCTTGGCTGCTGGGACAGGTTGCATCCTTCTCTGAGCGTCTGACAAAGATAGAGGGACAGATGCCTGCCCTCATCACCAAAGAGGGAGTTCCTACTGACAGCCCTATTAGCGCAGAGCGCAGGGCGCAGATGAAGGAACAGATTTACAAAGACATCAACGAGCTTCAGGTCAAGGTCAAGCTCCTAGAAGAGCGTGAGAAGTTCTTGAAAGGAGCCAAGTGATGTTTGAGATTCTTGGCGGTGGATTGCTCGGCAGCATCTTTGGTGGCCTGTTCCGTCTGGCACCAGAGGTGCTCAAGTTCATGGACAAGGGCAACGAGCGCAAGCATGAGCTGGCCATGTTCACCCTCCAGACAGACTTGGAGAAGATGCGCGGACAGTTCAAGATGGAAGAGAAGTATGTGGACTTCTCCGTCCAACAGCTGGACACCATCAAGGAAGCCTTCAAAGACCAGGCTCAGACGGCGCAAGCATCGTACAAATGGGTGTCAGCTCTGTCGGCGTTGGTGCGCCCAAGCATCACCTACATGTTGTTTGGTTTGTATGTGGCTGTGAAGATTACCGCTATCACCTACGCCATAAACAGCGGCGCATCTTGGGTAGAGGTTCTCAAAGAAAACTGGACGACAGATGACTTTGGAATGCTTAACCTTGTGATAACATTCTGGTTCGTTGGCAGAGCCATAGAGCGATACCAGAAATGAGCAAGAAGCAGCCAATCCAGTGCTCCCTGTGTTCACAGGTATTCCTACGCAAGAACGGCGGAAGAGAGAAGCAGTGTTCTCTGCAATGTCGCTTCTGGGCCAAAGTTGATTGCACAAAAGAGTGCTGGACTTGGACTGCATCAGTGTTCACGCAGACCGGCTATGGCCAGTTTGCCTTGACTCCACGAAAGCCGGTCAACGCGCACCGCATGAGTTGGGAGTTGAGTTTTGGTGATATCCCGTCTGGCATGTACGTTCTACACAAATGCGACAACCGGTCGTGTGTAAGACCAGATCATTTGTTTTTAGGAACACAAAAAGACAATATGGTAGACATGTCTAACAAAGGAAGACATGTTGGAACACTGGGGCATCGATGGACTACAGAGCGGAGAGCTGCTCGGTCAGCGATGATGAAAGCAGTCTGGGCTGAGCGAAAAGCAGCGTGAACCCAGATGCCATCCGACTCTGTGCAGATGTCTTCGTCAAGCCTTTCGAGGGATATGCGAGACGTTTGCCAAATGGTGATTGCACTGCCTATCCTGACCCTGGTACTGGTGCTGATCCTTGGACTATTGGTTGGGGGTCTACTGGAAGAGATATACACCCGAATACGGTATGGACGGTGGAAAGGGCGCAGACTGCCCTTGAAGAGCACCTCCTGCACTTCTCGGCAGGAGTGCTGAAGATGTCACCCGGTCTGGCTCAGGAGCCGGACAGACGCTTTGCAGCGGTCTTATCGTGGGTGTACAACTGTGGACTAGGCAACTACCGTGTCAGCACGTTCAAGAAGCGTATAGACGCCAAGGACTGGGCTGGTGCTCGGGAAGAGTGTGTGAAGTGGAACAAGGCTGCAGGCAGGGTGCTGCCGGGTCTTACCAGGCGCAGAGTCGCGGAGGCTGCATTCTTATGAGCAAGGACAATCCAAGCCTGAGCGTAGGCCGTGGCGAGAAGTTGCCGGTATCTCAGGGTGCAGGCTTGACAGCCAAGGGCCGTGAGAAGTACAACCGTGAGACAGGCAGCAACCTCAAGGCTCCTGCTCCCAACCCACGCACCGAGAAAGACGCTGCGAGGAAGAAATCCTTTTGTGCCCGTATGGCTGGTGTCGTGCGTAAGAGCAAGAACTCTGAGCGTGCGAAAGCCAGCATGAGGAGATGGAAATGCCGATGACTGCACCTGCCAAGCGTGGCCTGTACTACAACATCAACAAGCGCAGAGCTGCTGGTCTTCCCCCGAAACGGCCTGGTCAGGAAGGTTACCCCACCCGCCAGGCGTTTATCGACAGCAAGAAGACTGCACGCACTGCGAGATCGCAGAAGCGTTGATTACTGCACCGTAGGCTCGGCAGGAGGCTGCTGAGGTTGTTGTGCTTGCACTTGCTGTGCGAGCTTCTGCAGCAGCGGGAAGGCTCCTGACTGGGTGGGGAGCTGCCCCAATACTTGCAGCAGGAATTGGGCTTCGTTGGGTTCTACGTCGAGTTTCATGTTGCGTCCTTACGGTGCGGGAATAAGGCCACCTTCAAAAAGGTAGCTGCCAAAATGTCCTAGTTGCACCCACGGTGCAGCCCAGACATCTATCTTGTTGTCACGAGCGATCTTGCAGAAGGCATAGTCTTCTGACAGAAGACGGTTGCTCTCCTTCTCAATCATGACTGGGAAGAATTCGTAGATCAGGTCTTGAGGCTTGACGGTGCCTCCCAGGTCGCCCACGTCATTGCGGTAGGTCTTGACCTTCTTGCTGAGCTTCTCGAACACCTCGCGTTTGATAAGCATGAAGCCTGTGCCACCGTTCATCACACGCAGAGGCTTGTCCACAGGCACCACCACCTGGCCCTGATAGTCCAGCAGGTTCACCACCATAGAGCCTGTGTAGCGTGCGAGTTCGTTGGCAGGCACACCCTCGTTGGCAGAAGCGTGCACCAGCCCCCAGTTGATTTCCTTCTTGGGATAGATGCCGCAGATGATGTCCTTGTCTGTCATGACCAAAGACACGATGTCGGCAGGATTGAACTTGATGTCAGCGTCTATGAACATCAGGTGAGTGCACTCAGGCCGCTTGGAGAAGGCGTGCACGAGTGCATTCCTGGCTCGCTGGATGAGGCTCTCGTTGAACATGAAAGAGAAGCTCACGTCGATGCCTGCGTTGCGTGCGGTGGTTGGCACCTGCAGCATGGACTGGGTGTAGAAGCCTGTGCACATCCCGCCATACATGGGTGTGGCTATGAAGACGTGTGGCTTGATAGGTTCTTTCTTCTTTCTTGGCATGGTGATTCCTTATGTGGTTAGGAGTAGCAGACTGTCAGCAACACGGGTCTGCCAGCCATGTCCTAACCAGCCGACTCAGAGTCGGACTGATCCTGCTGACTGGACGCCTGGTTATAGCCATCTTCATAGCCCAGGCGGTAGGCCAGTTCGTA